GCAAGAAAGCAGAAGCGTAAGTTGACATATGTTTCCAACATCTATGTTGTTAAAGATCCTGCAAATCCTGAGAACGAGGGTAAAGTATTCTTATTCAAGTATGGTAAGAAAATCTTTGACAAACTAACTGCAGCAATGCAACCTGAGTTTGAGGATGAGGAAGCAATCGATCCATTCGATTTCTGGCAAGGTGCTAACTTCAAGTTAAAAGCAAAGAATGTTGCAGGTTATAGAAATTATGACAGTTCTGAGTTTGCTGCTGTGAGTCCATTACTTAATGACGACGATGCTCTTGAGTCATTGTGGAAGAAGCAATTCTCTCTCGCTGAGTTAGTTGCAGGAGACCAGTTCAAGACTTATGAAGAGTTGAAGACTCGTTTAGATTATGTTCTTGGCAACAAGAAAACAGCAACACCAGAATATGAAGTCGCTGAAGAAGATAATGATCGTGGTGCTGCAGAGGAATTAGTTACCGCTGCTGTATCAACAACACCGTCTTCGGTAAATGAAGATGATGACGATGCATTATCGTACTTCCAGAAACTAGCGGAAGAATAATTACACGGGGGTCAAACGACCCCCTTTTTTTATGACGTTAAATTATTTAATTCTGTAGATGCTAATGTTCCTGTGATGTAACTTGAACTTCTACTATATCTAACTACATCCTCTAAATCATTAACAAATGTTTGTAAATATGATGGTCTTAATAAATCTATTCTTCTTTTCTTTTCATTAAGAGAAATCTCAAATTCAAAGTTAGTAATAGGTCTAGCAATATTATCAGTCGCAACGGTATATTCGTTTTTATCATCTAATTGTGTATTACCTGCTTCTGATATTAAATTAAATCGATTTCCTCCAAATCTAAGTGCACTACCATCAATCTTAAATGTACTATCAACAATTAAATTTGGTGGTAATATTTGACGACCTTGACTATCTTTGATCTCAAATGTTTCATAATGATGAATTTCATTCATTTTTGCTTCAGTTCCATACTTACTTAACGCAACATCATACATCTGATAATCTTGTAGAGGCCATTCGTCATTAATGTTTACAATACCTCCAGTTAATATTACGACAAAATCATAACGGGAACTACCATATAATTCCTGTGCAATCGTATCAGGTCTATCACCATCTTCAATAATATACTTATTAAATAATGTAGCATTATCTTTTAGGTAATCATATAATTTTGATCTACGAAAAATATTTTTAATCTCTATTAGATCACCAGTTGACGATCTGTCTGGTAATGGAGACTGATATAATATATTTGGTAATTTTTTAAAATATGACATTTCTTTTTAATTATTTATATTCGTTATTATAATTCTACCCAACTTGACCCATTAAAATATTCCATCTTGTTAGTTGTCGAGTTGAATATCATCGAACCTGTTTCGCTTGATAGTCCAACTCGTTCATCTGTGGTATAACTAGGATGAATGAGTTGTCTATTAAAGTAAATTTTTTCTACAGACATAAAAATTTTTAATTATTTATTAATTAAGGACCAATCCCTAATTCTATTCCTAAAATTCTAGCATTTCTAATATATGCAGTCCCACTACTTGTTCTTTTAAATTGTATTTTATAAGATCTACTACCAGCACCATTAGCAGCGTCATAAAAAATATCGTATTTTTTGGATCCACTGTAAGAGAAATAACCGTTATGAGCGTTTGTGATTGTATCATTTACGAAACTTCCATTAACTTTGAGAGTTTGAGCAGTAGTATTATTACCTGAACCAAATGGAGTTGAAGATGCAAGTTCATAAGATGAAATTATCAATACTCTTGAATTGTTTTGAACAGTCATAGTTAACGTAACTTTATCTGTATAAGTCGTTCCAGCACTTGACTGTGTAAGAGAAGCAGCCTCTCTAACTTGTTTTACTACTGATGATGCTAATGTACCAGTAATTGAACCAGTAACATCAAGATCACCAAAGATTTTGAGACCATTACCTGTCCCATTTTGTGCGATTCTTGCATCATAATCATCACTAGTGGAATCTTTAAAGTCGATATATGCACCACCACTATTTCTAGTCATTTCGATGCCACCATCACTTGGATTTATATCGATCTCACCTTTGGAATGAGATGCTCTTAGAGCTAATCCACTCCAAACTAAATACTCTTCTGCATTTAATTCACCAGCAGTATTAGAACCAGTAATGATTCTATTATCTGCATTGTTGTTTATTGTTGCAGTGCCATCTGAACCTGGTGAACCTGGTGAACCTGGTGATCCTGGTGAACCATCATTTCCATCTGAACCTGGTGGTCCTGGTGGCCCTGCTACAGTGGAATTATTACCTGGAGGACCTGGTGGTCCTGGTGGTCCTGCCACTGTTGAATCAGAACCTGGTGAACCTGTTGGTCCTGGTGATCCAGTGTTTCCAGTTGGACCTGTTGAACCTGTTGGACCTGCTGAACCTGTATCTCCTTTTTGTCCTTTTGTTGCTTGTGGTGAAGTGGCTGATACCCATTGTGATGTATTACCATCATTGTAGTAAACATATAAATCACCCTCATCACTATCATACCATAAGTCTCCAGTGTTTACTCCTGAAGTTGGTGCTGTGGTTCCAATGTTAACAGACGCACCTGTTGATGGACCTGCTGGACCTGCTGGACCTTCATTACCCTTTAAACCTTTATCCCCCTTCTCTCCCTTTTCACCTTTATCTCCCTTAGTTCCTTTAATACTATTACCATCAACACCTTTTTGTCCTTTATCTCCTTTATCTCCTTTATCAGCAGTAGGACCTGGCGAACCTGTTGGTCCTGGTGAACCTGTTGGTCCTGTGCCTCCATCATTTCCATCTGCACCTGGTGAACCTGTTGGTCCTGTAGAACCTGTTGTACCCTTTTCACCTTTATCTCCCTTAGTTCCTTTAATACTATTACCATCAACACCTTTTTGTCCTTTCTCACCTTTTTCTCCTTTATTACCTTTTTCTCCTTTATTACCCTTATCGCCTTTATCTCCTTTAATACCATCCGCACCAGTTCCATCTAATCCTTTTTGTCCTTTATCACCTGTTCTCAAAACATTAACTACGACATCCTCTCCTGATGATGGTAATGTTCCTACTCCATTCTGAACAGTAAGCACTGCCATTTGATTTGCTACTGGTGGAGATGGACCAAAATCTGCACCTGCAGCTGCTGCTGTTACCTCATATATTGCATAAGATGAATCGCCATTTGTATTTGATTTAATTTCTATAAAACTATGAATATTAGATGTACTATCATCTGATTTTAACAAATAATCAAGAACGTTTGCACCATCTTTACTTGTTTTATTGAAGTATAATTTTGTGACAACCGATACACTTGCAACCATTTGTCCACCACCAGTTCCTGTGCCACTTCCCTCACTTTGTGCAAAATGTGAGAATTTTCCAGATGATGGAGAAGGTGTATAACCACTTGTTTCATACACCATTCCTGCTTTGTCACCCTGAACGCCCTTGTTACCTTTATCACCTTTATCTCCTTTAGATCCATCCACACCAGTTCCATCTTGACCTTTTTGTCCTTTATCACCCTTCTGACCTTTATCACCTTTTTCTCCTTTAGTTCCACCTGTTCCTATCTCTCCTTTTATTCCCTTATTACCCTTTATTCCTCCTTCACCTTTTTGTCCTTTATCACCCTTGTCTCCTTTATTTCCTTTAGTTCCAGTAGCGTCCTGTCCATCTATACCTTTTTGACCCTTATCTCCTTTATCTCCTTTATCTCCTTTGTCACCTTTGTCCCCTTTATCACCATCACCCTTATCACCCTTTGAACCCAATTGAGTTAATTTTTTCCAAACAGTTCCAGTCCACTTCCATGATATACCGTTATCAGTATAAACATCATTAATACTTGGACTATCTGGAAAATTAAAAACTGCCATTAAAAACCAACACCTAAGTCATCATTTGAATTGAATCCATCGTAATCTTGCTGATAAATTGGATTGAGTTCTTTAAATGTTAAATTAACTTGAATACTGACAGGTGTACCATCACTATATGATGCAAATGTGCCACTATTTGTATAATTTACATTCATACCAGTTAAAGCACAATGTTTAAAACTATTTAAGAATGGATGTTCCTTACCATTATGTAAATATCTTAACTGAAACACATCAGGTGCCTTTAGAAATATTCCTCCTTGACCTGGACCTGGATCAGATCCTTTCTTTTTAGCAGCCATTGAACTTTTTAACGCACGAATTATATGCTTTACTCTCATGGATTCTTTCTTACTTCTTGGAGAGAAAGTGATAGCAAAAGGAAATGACCTTAAATTAACACTATCAAACAATAATTCCAAATTAGAATTTAATATTTCTCCTGTTGCTCTTCCAAGAACTGTATTAGGTCTTATCGCACTACCATCAGCACCAAATGCCTTACCTGCAACAACCGCTGCTATTTGACTTCGGAAATTAGAATTTTTACCAAAAGTCTCATCAAGTAATGGATCAGTAAACATTGCAGCCGCTTCTTCAAATGTTGAACCATCAGCTTTTAACAATTCTTGTGCTGCTGTTAATCCTGCAAGTTGAAATATATTTAATGAATTATCACCCCAAGTTACTGTATTTGAATCATTTACATCTTGTGGTATTGGTAATTCAATATAATATAGATGTGATGTTCCTGCCACTGATAACTGATCACTTGCTCCCAAATTACTTAATCCTACATCTTTAGCATATAATCTTTTTGATCCATCTTTATTTCTAATAACATCACCTTTTTTGTATTTGTTCCCCTTTTCATCCTCAAAATCTTTATTCGCTTTTTTTGTTGCAAAACTATGTTTTATTGAAGTTTGGGGTGGTATATACTCGAAGCATTTGATTAATAATCTTGAACCATTATTTTCATCAGGACTCACTGCAACTGGATATGACAATACTTTTGGATGTGGCAATTTTCTTTTTTTAGAAGATAAACCTGCCTTTGCTCTATTTTTATATTCTTGAGAGGCAAAATATTGCTCTTGCTCTTTATAATCTGCCCCAATACCTGCTGGTAACATCTCTCTTATCTTTTTATGTATTTAGTCGTATTCTACCAAATGGAATTGTTCGTAGATCTCTTAATTCCATTTCATCAACTTTATATAAACCACCTACAACTTCTGGAAAGGTGTATTGCCTCATTTCACCCCAGTGAAAATTAAGACCTTTGAATCCCCATTGAAAAACATCTGTCACTGCAACAAGAGGATGTGCATCATATCTTATATTGGGAGTTTTTGGTTGATATACAAAAACATAATAATTACCTTCTTCTGGGACATTACTTCCCTCAGTTAATACTTCTAATATATCTTGTGCTAAATCATCAGGATTTTCATTTCCAATAAGTTTTTTCATTATAGGGTCGATACGACTCATATTCCTAACTCCTTTTCAGTAACTACCTTGAACTCCCACTGACGGTCAGCACAGAACTCCCGTGCCATCTTCCATTTTGCTTGGTTCTTTGCATATTCATATGCTTCACGAATATATCCTTTTGTTTGTCTTTTAGGTTTCACGGGCGGTTTTGTTTGTTTTGCTGGTTTCACTTCAATCACATATCTTTTTATTTTTCCACCTCTTTCCTTGACTTTCATATAAAAGTCAGGAAAGTATCTATGAACTCGATTATCAACTGGTGAACGATATGGTATCGCTATTTCTTCACTTGCCCATTCTAATATATTATCATTTTTATCACAATAAACCATGAATTTTCTCTCCCACAGTGACCTGTAAATTATATTAGTTGGATCACCTTTATACTTTCTGGGATAGGAGGGGTGGTATTTTCCCTTATAAGACATCTAAATACATATGATATGTAATTTTATTTAGAGTGCCAGCACCAAGACCAAGACCGATATCGGATATATTACCAAGATTTCAGAATGTAGCACAGTCTTCACATTATCTTGTGAAGTTTGCTTTGCCTTACAGTCAAACTGCAAGTGGATTACGTTCTTTCTTAAGAAGAAAGGGTGTGAATGATCGTTTTGTAGGTGAGGATGCAGGACTTTTGTGTAGTGATGCAGTTTTACCAGGTAGTGCATTAGCATCTATTGATACTCGTGGAGATTTTCAAGGGGTTATTGAAAGATTCGCACATACTCGTAATTTCACACAAATACAGTTAGAATTCTATGTTGATAATGAATATAAATCAATGAAGTTTATAGAGCATTGGATGGAGTATGTAACAGGTGCAAATACTAATTTAACAAGCGATGCTTATCATTTTACATTAAATTATCCAGAATCTTATAAATCAAATGAAACGAAAATTGTTAAATTTGAGAGAGATTACAATAGATTTTTAGAATATCGTTTTATTGGATTATTTCCATTAGCATTAAATTCGACAAGAGTATCATATCAAGGTTCTACGGTATTAAAAGCATCAGCATCATTTAGTTTTGATAGATACATTTGTGGTGAGTCATCATCACTTGCAAGAGACTTGAAGAGAGCATTCAATGAAATATTCAATTTGGGAAATAATGTAAGAGATGGTGGAAGTGTTGCTGATAATCAAAATATATTAAATCAAAATGCGTTTGGATTTAATTCTCCAAACACTGGAAATGAAAATTCTAGTGCAAATGGTGTTTATGGTGGTTCATATGATTTATCGGATAATAGTCGTGGAAGATTTTCATATCCTCCTGGAGGGACAAGAATAATATAGAATAGTATTTGAAAACCTCTATAAATAGTCACACTGAAGTGCTTAGAATATTATGCCTTTACCAACCATTTCAACACCGACCTATGAGTTGGTGCTTCCTTCGTCTAATCGAAAGATAAAATATAGACCTTTTCTTGTTAAAGAAGAAAAGATTTTAATTATAGCTTTAGAGTCTCAAGATCAAAAACAAATTGCGACTGCTGTAAAAAGTATTTTATCAACTTGTATTCTGACAAAAGGAATTAAAGTTGATAAATTATCGACTTTTGATATTGAATTTCTATTTTTAAATGTACGTGGTAAATCTGTTGGAGAACAGATTGAAGTGATGGTAACTTGTCCTGATGATGAAAAAACTCAGGTACCTACATCAATTAACATTGATTCGATTAAGGTACAAAGAACTGAGGGACATTCAACAGACATTAAATTAGATAATACTTATACTCTAAAAATGAGATATCCTTCATTGAATGAGTTTATAAAATCTAATTTTGCTGCTGGTGAAATAAATGTTGACGATACTTTTGATTTAATTGCATCTTGTATTGACCAGATTTATTCGGATGAAGAATCATGGACTCAAGAGGATTGTACGAGTCAAGAATTAATAGATTTCTTAGAATCATTAAATTCATCTCAATTCAAGGAAATTGAAAAATTCTTTGATACAATGCCAAAATTATCTCATAAAGTAAAAGTTATAAATCCAAATACAAAAGTTGAAAGTGAAATAGTTATTGAGGGTTTACAAAGTTTTTTCGGATAAGTATGGCACACGAGGATCTAGTGTCATACTATAAATTAAACTTTGCCTTAATACAGCACCATAAATATAGCTTAACAGAGCTTGAAAATATGATACCGTGGGAAAGAGAAATTTACGTTTCACTTCTCCAACAGTATATTGAAGAGGAAAACCTAAAGGCACAACAAGAACGTAATGGATGAGTTCGGTTCACCAATAGCAGGAGGAATAAGATCAGTAAGAAGAAACATTTCTTCTAGTTTTTTTCGTGCACCACAAAATCCTCAACCAGACTCTGTAACAACTGATTTACTACAGGAACAATCATTAAAACTTACATCAGTATCAGGTCAATTACAAAATATATCAAGACAAATTGCGACTTTAGATTTTAATATAAAAAGTGTTAGAGAGAATATTGCTTTAGGAGATCAACTTGAGAGACAGAGAGAAGCAGCAAAGCAAAATAGAGAAAGAATATTAGCAGAGCAAGGATTAAGAGAAGGAAAAGAAAGTGCTCTTGAAAATAAAATTCAATCAGCGTTGATGCAACCAATACAAAAAATTGGTGCAAAAACACAAGGAATATTAGGGCAATTAGGACAATTTTTATTTACTCTTGCTGGAGGATGGTTAGCAATAACGGGAGTAGATTTGCTACAAGCAATGGCAGAGGGAAATGTTGATAAGATTAATAGATTAAAAACTAAATTTTTAGTTGGTCTAACAACTATTTTAGGATCACTAACCGCTATATCAATAGGTATAAAGAAAACTCTAGGGATATTAGGAGTTTTTAGTGCAAATGTTGCAAGAGTTGCATTTGGTGGTATATTAAAAGCAGCCTTACTTGGTATAAAAGTATTATTGGTTGGATTGGTTAAAAAGGCAGCACTTTTAACTGCTGGAGTTCTTACAGCAGGTGGACTTGGTGGATTAATTACGAGAATTGTTGTAGATTATCTTGGGTTCAAGGCATTAGATAAAGTAGTTCCTGGTCTTGGTACTACCTTAAAGAAAAAGAGAGTCGTAAAGAATACCTTTAAATCTACATCTAGATTGAAAAGATTACCTGGAACAAATCCCCTAAAGGTAAGTCTTTTAGGTAATAGAAGCAATTTTTTAACAAGAGGTGTTGATAAAGCAAAAGATTTTATTAGAGGTCCGAAAATATTTGGGAAAAATCCATTTAACACGGTGAGAAATTTCGGTGGGATTGATCCAACTATGGCAGGAACTCCATTAAATACTCCCGTACCATTAGGTAGAAGTGGTGGTCTTCTCGGAAGAGCAAAAGGTTTACTGAACAGAGGTAAAAATTTAGTTGATGATGGAATAAAAGCAGTTTCTAAGTCTGGGGTTGTCAGTAAGGCAATGAATCTTACAAAGGGATTACCCAAACTTGGTGTTGGTAAGTTTTTAGGTAAGGTATTAGGACCATTTTTAACTTTCTTCACTGAATTATTAAGTGAGGATGGTGGTCTGATGTCAGCACTTGCAGCAGCGGGTGGTTTTTTGGCAGGTGCAAAGTATGGTGCAATGGTTGGAGGATCAATTGGTTTATTGTTTGCGGGTGTTGGTGCTAAACCAGGTGCCTTTATAGGTGCTCTAATTGGTGGATTTGCTGGTGAAACAGTAATGAAAAATCTTTCTAAGAAAATAATGAACGCTCTTGGTATGAAAGATATAAAGGTTTTTGGTGATAAGGATAAAAAAAATGATGAGGTTGAAGGGGTCTCTGCAGATTCAAATAATATTGAAGTGGTGAAAAATAATAATCTTGATGCAGCAAATAAGATAAGTGAATTTAGTGAGGATAGTACAGAACTTGTAGTAACACAGGGAGGTAGTAGTGGTAGTAGTAGTTCTCAACAAGTTGGTGGTAATACTGTATCTTCATCAAAAAGCTCTCTACCAGCTATAGAATTTGATAAACATAATCCCCATGCACTCTCCACTACATCTGTCTTAGGAGTTGGAGATTGATATGAGTATAAGATTACGTAGGACTTCTTTAAGAAAATCATCAATAGGTATTGATTTAATTCGCAAATCAATTACTAATTTATCTGAGGGATTAGTATCAATTGGTAAACAGTCGAGTGAATTATTAAAAGAGACTAGAAAATCTAACCTCTTTAAAAGTAAATTAATTAGTCAAGATGCTGAATTTTTTAAGAGAAGAAGAGAAAATGTTTTAAGAAAACAAAGAGAAGATGAACTTGAAGCATCTAGTGTAACTGGTGTCACAAAAAGACAAGGAAGTTTGATACAAAAAAGCACGAAAGGATTTTTAGGAAGAGTACTGGATTTTATTGGCACGTTAATTATAGGATGGGCTTTGTTAAATTTACCAAAGATAATTGCAGCATTCCAAAAATTATTTGGACTTATTAATAGAGTAGTTGGTGTATTTACTGGATTTATAGATGGAATGAAAAACTTCCTTGAATCTATTGGAACAGGTTTAGATAATTTCTTCAGTATATTTAATAAATTTAATTTCCTTGAAGACGATAAAAAAATAAAGGATACCTTTGATGAAACTCAGAATAATCTAGTAAAATTAAATAAAGAGTTTACTGAATCTATAAATTCGTTTGTTATGGATAAAGATATCCAGAGTGCGGGTGATGTAGCTCAGAAATTGGGATTGGATGAAGATGGAGAAGGCACAGATAAATTAGAAGAACAAGACTTAGAACCAATAGGTAATGAAGAGGCACAAGATGTTACAGTTACAGAAGAGACAGAGATAAATGAAAATGAGACAGTAATTGAAGGTATACAAACTGACACTAATCTTGACGTAGAACAGGATATTGAGAGAAGAAATATTGGTGGTCCTGTAGAAGCAGGACAACCAGTTGTTGTTGGTGATGCAGCGGGAATCGATAGTCGAAGTGCTGAATTATTTGTACCTAATGTTGATGGTAGAATCGTTTCTAATAATGAATTAGAAGATATTGCAACAGGTGATGATGGTGCAAATGAGATTGATGATTTACTTTCAGGTCTTGAAAGTGGAGGATCCAAATCAAGTTCTTCAGCTCCACCAATATCAAGTGCGGGTGGCATTACTTTAGAGGATGAGAAGAAAAGTATTACTCCAGAAGTTAAGGGAGTAAAAACCTCAAGGAATGATATGTCTATCATACCAATAACAGCAAGTAATAAATTTGACTTTAGAGCACCAAAAAAGAAAAGGAAGGTAATCGTAATGGGTAGTAATAAACAACCAATGTCACCACAAATATCTATGTCAGGTGGTGGTTCAAAGTCAATCACAGTAATATCACAAACAACTGAAAAAACTTTGAGTGAACTTCAGTCTATCGCATTATCATCGGGTTAAAAAATGTCAGCACAAAATAAAAGCGTATTTGAATTATTTGATATAATATCCAACGATGGTGTAACATCTGTTGATTTAGTGCGTGGTGTTATATCTTTTAGTTATTATGAAAACATTTTATCACCAATGATAACTGCAAAAGCAATAATTGTGAATACTGGTAATACAATATTAGATAAGGATGACGAAATGTCATCCATTTATAATGGACTACCACTGAGTGGTGGTGAAAAAGTAAATATAAAAATTCCATCTTCGGGACTAGGACCAGATATGGAGTTTACTGAGAAAAATGGTAATGAGTTATACGTTTCATCTATAACAAATGTTCTAGTTGATGCTGAAAGAGAATCATTTGTTTTAAATCTTGTCTCAAGAGAGGCAATAACAAATGAAACTCAGAGAGTGGGAAGAAAGTTTCCATCTTCTCAAAAAATATCAGATAGTGTTAAGGAAATTATAAAAAAATCATTACTAAGTGAGAAATATATTGATGTTGATGACACTCAAAATCCATATGGTTTTTATGGAAATCTAAAAAAACCATTTTACTTACTTACTTGGTTAGCATCTAAATCAGTGCCAGCGGAGGTAGGTGGTAGAAATGCAACTGCAGGATATTTTTTCTTTGAGACAAAAGAAGGTTATCATTTTAGATCTGTTGATAGTTTAGTGTCGGGAGTTCCCTTTGAAAGAGAATATACTTATTCTCCAGGTATTGTTGATAATCTAGATCCTGACAAAGATTATAAAATATTAGAATTTACAACTACAAGAAATCAGAAGTTGATTGAAAATTTACAAAAAGGTGCTTACTGTTCTTATCGTATGTACTATAATCCTGTAGATGGAACATTTACAACACCACAACAAGGTATTTTTAGGGTTTCAGATTATGCAGATAAAATGGAAAATTTAGGTGAAGATTTTGAGATACTTACACCACCAGTCGATAAGACTGGTAAATCTTTAGGAAATGTTCCAAGTCGTTATATGACAGGTGTATTGGATTTTGGAATTACTGAAAAGAAAGATAAAAATTCGAGAAAAAAGAATGCTGATCCAATGGAGTATCATTCGCAAGCAATGATGAGATATAATACAATTTTCACACAAGTGTTGAACGCTACTATTCCAATGAATACGTCACTCACAGCAGGTGCCATTGTCAAACTTAATTTTGCTAAGATAACACTAGATCAAACAAAGGTAAGAGATAATGACCAAAGTGGTCTATATATGATTAAAGAGTTAGTGCATTATTATGATAGTAAAGGTTCTTTTACTAAGTTAAAACTAATTAGGGATACAACGGGGAAGAAAGATAAATGATTGAAAACCTTCTATTAAAAAGTAATTTTTTAGGAAAAGATGGGTTCCGTTGGTGGATAGGACAGATACCACCATCAAAATTTTGGGATCTTTCCTTTAGTCGTAAACCTGATGCTTGGGGTAATCGTGTTAAAGTTCGTATTATGGGATATCATCCCCAAAATACAATTGAACTTAAAGATGAAGATTTGCCTTGGGCGACTGTAATTATACCTGTGACTGCTGGTTCTGGTAAAGCAGGTAAAGCCAAACCGATCCGTATTGCACAAGGTGATATTGTTATTGGTTTCTTTTTAGATGGTGATGATGCACAACAACCAGTTATATTTGGTGTAATCGGAAATTCAAAGTATGTTGTCAATAAAAAACCCCCATCACCTTTTCAACCATTTACAGGATATACTCCAGAAACAAAACCTGGTAATAAGATAATTACTGAGAATGAGACAAATGATGCCAGCACTGACACTGATGATCCAAAAGTAGTTATAGAACCTAATAGAGCGAATACTCTAACACAACAAACTGGAAAAACATATCGTGCTGTATCTGATGCGGTTGGTCAATGTGTAGCCTTTGCAGGAACAAACGCTAGAGCAGAAATACAAGGTAATCTAAAGAACGCAACTAAACAATATAAAAATCTTACAGGAGCAAATAAAAGTAAGTTAATATCAAATCTTTCTAAAAAAATAACAGGTGTAACTAATAGTTTTACTGGTGATTTGATGAAGAGTTCGATGACATCATTAATACCTAAATTAAATAATGGTTTAGATGTTTTATACAGTGATGTATTCGCAAAAGTTCTTGCAGCAACAAAAAATACTGCCATAGCAAAAAAAGCAGGAACTGCTGCACAAGCAGCGTTATTAGGACCTGTCGCTGCTTTACAGAAAAAAGCACCTTGTGTAATGGAAGCACTTAGTAATTCAATGTTACCAGATGTAAGATCATTACTCACATCATTCTTGGATAATGTTCAGAATCCTACATCTTGTATGAATGAACAATTTATGGGTGCAATTTTCAATAAAATTATAACTGGTATTGGTAATCAACTTGCTCCTGAACTTGGTGGTGTGGGCAAGATTTTAGGGGGATTTGATTTAGTAAATAATTTAAGAGGTAAGGCAGAGGGATTGCTTGGAATACAAGAAGCAATAAAATGCGTAGCACCTAGTACAAAAAATGTAAAAGCTAGTATTTGGTGTTTGGGAAAAGGTCCTATGAATATGCCAGGTGTAGCTGGTGAAGCAATAATGTCAGCTGCTAATGCTGCTCAGTCAATACAGGAAGCAGCAGCTGCACCAGGTGGGGTTCTTGGTTCATTACTTGGTTACGGACAATTTGATTTTATGAATTCGGATGTAAGTGATCCAAATTATACAGGTGAATGTAAAGCATCACCTCCATCTAATTGTAGAGGAATGGAAATTAAATTATTTGGATCAGATGGAGAAGGAGCTTTGGCAGAACCGATTATTGGAGCTTTAGTGGGTGACGCACTCGCACAGCAAACTGGGAGTCTGATTGGAATTAAATTAACAAATCCTGGTCAAGGGTATACTGTTCCCCCTTTAGTTGAGATTAATGATAATTGCGATCAAGGGTATGGAGCAAATGCAAGAGCAATAATTGATTATGATCCTACATCTCCAACTTACCAACAAGTGATTGATATCTACATTGTTACAGCAGGTGAAAATTATCCTGTGATAGAAGAAAACTCAGAAGATAAAGAATATATTATAGACCACGTTGCAGTAGTCAGTCCTGGTGAAGGGTATACGAATGATGATGTTATAACTGATAATGCTGGTAATGAGTATATTAAATTTTTAGATGAAGATGGACGTATATTGAATGTTATACCTCCCAATCCAACTATAACAAATGTTGTTTCTGTTAAAGATATTCCACAATTATTCATTGAATCTTCAACTGGATTCGGTGCGATAATCAAACCACAAATTGCTCCTAGACCTTCATATCAAGGTGAGACCAAACAGGTTATTGATTGTATTACACCGAGAAACAATATTGTTGGTTACATAAATGGTGAACCATACTATGGTGCTTTTCATGTTCATCCTACTACAGGTGCAAAGATGGTTGGTGCTGCTCATACTACAACCACACACGCAATAATATATGACACCCCTGCTGAAAGTAGATCTGCATTAGTCAATATACCCTCAACCACATCTCAGATACAAATTGAACGCACATTAGCATCCACTTCATCTGATACTGCATCTTCAATTTCACAAGCACCGATGGGACCTCCAGCAAGTCCACCTCCAAGTAGTACTCCAAGTTCTCCTCCAAGTAGTCCTCCAAGTTCACCACCAAGTAGTCCTCCAAGTTCACCACCAAGTAGTCCTCCATCAGGTGGTGGTTATGGTTACTGATAAATATTAATACGATAATCTGACATATGGCAGTTAAT